CTTCCGCAGCCGCACTCTTGCATGCGGATATCGATGAATTGGTAGGTCCGACCCCCGAGGGAAGCGTCTTCACGTCGACGAAGCGGTCCCTCCTCGGCTATCTCATGTTTCGCGGACGCTGGCGCTACGCCCGGCCTGCTGCCGGCAGGCATGTCCGGCACGCGGATTGCATTTATGGATCGGAGAACGACTTCTATCCTGCCACCAAATATTGCATCTGCCCAACCGGGCCATGCGGCTTCAGCCATTGGGATGTGCATGGAGCCGTCCGCGGATTCCTGAAAAATTATATGGTGACGGACCGTTTCGAATATTGGCACTGCCGGCAAATATCGACGAATTGGAAGGATGCACGCAGTACCGAACTGCCCGCGAGACTGACGCTGGCGCCCGAGACCGCAAGAGTGCTGGACGCCGTCTACAGCTCGCCGAACGCCGAGCTCGCTCTCGTGAATGCCTGATTCCCCCGGGCGCTCTGCGCAGGGGCCGTGCTTCAGCTCAGCGGCTCGGTCACGGCGCGGAAGCGGAGGACGCCGTGATAGGTTTCGCCGTCGGGGTCGCGCCGCAGGTCGGAAAACTGGTGCCTGAGATTGATCAGCCGGTTGTCCTGGAGAGACAGCTCGGCCTCGTCGAGCGCGGCGCGGATGGCGTCGGCGATCTGGTAGGTTTCGCGCTTGCCCTGGTAGCGCGACCAGACATGCAGCGTCAGCAGATGCTCGGAGCCGGGCTCGGTGCCGGTGCTCCAGTCCGCCAGGCGCGTCTCGTCGATCACCACATAGGGGAAAGCGGCGTCCTGCGGCACGTGATCGTAGATCGCATCGTTGCCGATCAGGCCGGTCAGCGGTGCGGCGCCGGCAAGCGCCGCATAGGCAGCCTTCTGCAGATCCCAGCCGGGATTGCCCATGGGCGTCTCCATGCCGTTGATAAATCGTGAAAGCGGAAGCGATCAGCCGGCGGATCGTTTGCCGAGCCAGCTCCTCAGCCGCGCGAGGATGCCGGGCTGGGCATCGCGGAACGCCGGTTCGAGCCAAGGCGTCGCCGGGTGCGACAGGCTGCCGAATTCGAGCTGCCAGCCATGGTCGAGCGGGGTGCCGACCGTCGCGCTCATGCCGTCGTCGGCCGGCTCGACGGTGAGCGAGGCCGCCAGCGCGCCGCTGGCGCTATCCGGGGTGCGGCCGTCGTGAAGCCGCGCGATGATGGCGTCGTGGACGCCGTCGCTCGCCGCCTTGATCGCCTCTTTCAGCTCGGCGGAGGATGCGATGTCCGACAGGGCCCGGCTGAATGCGCCGAAACCGTCGATATGAGCGCTGATGGTCATAGGTCGCGTTGCTCGCATTGGCAGGTGAGAAAACGGCGCCGGCCGTCACGATCCAGCGCGGAGAGGATATGAAAGGTCTCCGCCCCGCGGCGGAAGCGCATGGCCGGGGCGATGTCGCCGCGGTGCCGGATGGTGATCAGGCAGGCAGTCTCGCCGGTAACGCGGCCGGCGGCGAAACGTTCCATGCCGGATGCGGTCTCGACGGCGCCCCAGACCTCGCCGAGCTCTTCCCACACGACGGCGGCGCCGCCGCCGTCATCCGCGCTCCGGGCCTCCCGCTCGATGGTGAGGCGGTGGCGCAGGCGGCCGATGCGCGGGCTCACAGGCGAATGCTCCGATAGGGCGCGATCAGGCTGGCGACGGTTGCCGGGACCGGATCGGCCTCTTCGCCGAGCAGCACAGGCTCTCGCGCCTCGTACCAATGCGCAACCAGCATCTTGACGGCCAGGCGGACCGGCGCCGGGACATCGTCCTCCGCATCGCCGTAGCCGGCGGTGAAGGCGACCTCGATGCCGTTGACGCTGCGTCCGGGCGAGGGCCAGCTCTGGCCCTGATGCAGCGCGAGCCGCGGCCGGCGCGACGCGCTATCGACGATGAACAGCCCGGGATCGAGCGTCGCGGAGCTGCCGGTCGGGCCGTACAGCCGCACCGCGTCGACGCTGATGAGTGGCGCAAGCGGCAGCTCCACGAAAGGTGCATCCGGCCAGCGATCGAGATAGAGCGACCAGCTCTGGCTGATCAGCGCAAGGTCGAGGCAGCGCTCGATATGCAGCCGCGCCGCCAGGATCAGGCTGGAGACCAGCATATCCTCGGCGTCGCCGTCCACGCGGGCATGAGCCTTGGCGTCGGCGAGCGAAACCGGCTCGGCCGACGGTCCTGCGGTCAGAATCAGGGGCATGGGGTCACCTTTTGGCGATCGCGGGGTTTCCGCAAGCGATATGCTATACCGGAACACCGGGGAGGCCCTGCCGGTTCGCTCGCCGAGGCCGCCGGTTTCAAATTTACGCAACTGACAGGAATTACGCTTACGCGGGCCTTGGGAAATGAGGCCGCGACGGGGGAGAGCGTCGCGGCCTCTGCCCGTGGCGGGCCATTGCGCCGAGGGGGGCAGCGCAGATCTTCTCGTGGGTGCGTATCCGCCGCCTTGGGACACCTCTAGCGAAAACAGAAAACCCTTGCCCGGCATAGGGTTGGGAATCTGCGTATGGGCAAGGAATGCGGCGCTGCGGGATGCCTGTACATGGCGCGCCACATCTAAGACATCACCGCGCGGTTACAGCCAGATATTCAAGGACTTATATGTCTGCCGATCCGGGCCGCGCGGATTGATGCGGCGCACCTTTCCGCCATATCTGTGGGATTCGGCACTAGCCAATTCCAGCAGAACTATGGCGAATGTTGCATCTTTGCATAAGGGCCAATACGGAGGCCCGCGCCGTCACGAGGTGCCGAATTTCAGCAGCTTGATGGCGTTGAAATCCTGCACGCCGCCGCCGACACGCTTGGTCGTGTAGAACAGCACATAGGGCTTGGCCGAGAACGGGTCGCGCAGGATGCGGATGCCGATCCGGTCGACCACCAGATAGCCGCGGCCGAAATCGCCGAAGGCGATGGAGAAGCTGTCCTCGTCGATCTCCGGCATGTCCTCGGTCTCGGCGATCGGGAACCCCATCAGCGTGGCGTTCTGGCCGGCGGCGTCGCCGGGGCGCCAGATGTAATTGCCGTCGCCGTCCTTGATCTTGCGGATCTGCCCTTGCGTGCCGCGGTTCATCACCCAATGGGCGTTGCCGCGATAGGCCGATTTCAGCGTGTAGATCATGTCGATCAGCGTGTCGGCCGGATCGCCGACCGGGAAGCCGCCGTCGACGCCGGTCGCCAGATAGCCGATCTTGCTCCAGGCCCAGCTCGCCTCGGCGACCGTCGTATAGCTGAGAAAGCCCTTCGGCTTGTTCGAGCCGTCGCCGGACACGAACGCCGTGTTCTCCTGCTCGGCGAAGGCGATCCGCACCTCCTCGGCGACCCATTCGTCGATATTGACCGCGGCGTCCTCCAGCAGCGTCTGCGTCGCAGCCGGCTGGGAGTAGAGCTCCATGGTCGGGAAGGCGAGCTCGGCGAGCGTGGGCGAAGCGGTCTGGTCGCGCGTGCCGGTCTCGGCGACCCAGCCGGTGGCGGCGCCGGTGATGGCGAACGGCTTCTTGAAGGTGTTGGACGACACCTGGCGCACGGCCGAGATGGCGCGGATCGGCGAGGCCTCGCGCAGCGCCCGCATCACGCCGGCCTCGACTTCCTCCGGCACCAGATAGCCGCCGTCGGCATCGGTGCCGACCGACAGCGCCTTCTCCTCCAGCCGGCGCAAATTCTGCGCCTCGCCGCGGCGAATATAGCCCTCGAAGGCGCTCTTATGCTCGGCGGCCGCACCGCTGCGGATCACGGCGCCGCCACGCTGCGGGCGCGAGGCCTTCAGCACGAGGCTGTCGACCGTCGCCTTATATTCATCGAGCGCGCGGTTGATGCGGTCGAGCTTGTCCGTCGTCACCACATCGGCCGACATGCGCCGCTCGATCTGAGCCAGCCGCTCGTCATTAGTCTCCTTGAACGCCTCGAAGGCATGGAGCAGGCCGTCATGGCTGTCCTCGATCTCCGAAGCCGAAAGCCGCGCGGCCTTGTTCTCCCACTCGGTGGACGTAAATTCGGTCATGTCATCCTCATGCGTTGATGAAAGTGCTGGTCGCGGCAGACGGCCGCCGAAAGACATCCTCCGCCCGGCCGGGCTTCGCGCCGCGCTGGGGGGTGCGCGGGTGGCGTCGAGCCGGGGGAGCCGCGAAGCGGGCCGCTCGTGCCTGGGGTGAGGCGAGCGCGTCCGGCGGCCGGGCGGAGGGATATGCTGCCTTGACCGCGCTGATGCGCGCATCGGGCAGCATGGGAAAGGTGACGATGGAGATCTCCCACAGATCGATCTCGTAAAGCCGGCGCAGGCCGCTGCGGGCGTCGCGCACGGCCTTCCGCGTCCTGAAGCCGATCGACAGCCCGTCGAGCGCTCCTTCGCGCATCAGCGCCAGGATTTCGCGGCCCCGAGCCACGTCGAGCGTCAGCCGGCCGCGCACATAGAGGCCGCGTGCATCCTCGCGGATGACCTCCCAGGCGCCGATCGGCTGGGCCGGATCGTGCTGGAACAGCATCCGGATGCTCGCAGCGCCTGCCCTGGCGAGCGAGGCGCGGAAGGCGCCGGGCATCACCACGTCGCGCCCCTGGTCCTCGGCGCCGAACAGGCTCGCATAGCCTTCGAAGCTGCCTGCCGCGGTGAGGCGCGCGCGAGCGAGGCCGGCCGCGCTGGCGGTGATTGCCGTCGGTAGGTTCAAGGACGTGTCTCCAGAATGGCGAGAGGAAGCGCACGCCTCTCTCATTGTTGCGGCGAGGGCGGCTCGACCAGCAGACCGACGCCTCTATTCACCAGCGGCGTCAGCACCAGGCGCAGCGGCACCGAAATCATCGCCGAGACCGGCCAGGCCGCCAGCCAGAGCAGGCCGGTGTCGAGCGTCCACCCGACATTCTTGACCGTGACCCCGAAGGACACGATCGCCGTCGACGCCAGCGTCAGCGCGATCGACGCCACCATGGAATAATAGCGCCGCGGGATGCGCCGGGATTTACCCGTATACATATAATCTGTACACAGAATCAGTTTGCGTGCCGGCAGCTCGGGACAGAAGACCGGCTCCCACTCCCGCTGAAACGGTGCGCGCCCGCCTGCAGTCATCCTCCGCCTGTGGATCTTCACGCCGCTCCCCATCTGCCTTGACCGCCCGATATTCCGTAGGGTGGGTTGAGCGCAGCGAAACCCGCCTTCTGCGCCGAGAGGACGGTGGGTTTCGCTCCGCTCAACCCACCCTACGGCTCCGCCGGATTTCGAAAGCGCTCAGAGAGCGCCGCGTTTCGCCGGCATACGCTCATACCGTGCCGCCCAGCGGCCCATACCCGACCGCCGCGCGTTTCTCGTCGACAGTGAGGAAATCGGCGCTTGCCACCCGCTCCCACAGCGCCGCGCGCTCGCTCGCCAGCGCCTCGACCCTGTCCAGCGCCGGCCGCAGCTCCAGCCTCTCGCCGAAGCGGGGGCCGAGCCATCCGGTAAGCGCCTTCAGCGTCCGCATCACCAGCGGCACGATCGTCTGCCGCCAGAGCACGCGGCTCGCCTCCTGATAGTTCGCATAGGTATTGTCGCCGGGAATGCCGAGCAGCATCGGCGGCACGCCGATCGCCAGCGCAATCTCGCGCGCCGCCGCGTGCTTGGCCTCCATGAAATCCATCTCCTGCGGCGTCAGCGACATCGCCCGCCAGTCGAGCCCGCCCTCCAGCAGCATCGGCCGCCCGGCATTGCGCGAGCCCTGATAATTCGTCTCCAGCTCCGCCTTCAGCCGCGAAAACTGCTCGTCGTTCAGATGCCCGTTCACCGCCGCATAGACCAGCGCGCCGGACGGCCGCGCCGCATTGTCGAGCAGCGCCTTGTTCCACGCGCTCGCCGCATTGTGCAGATCGATCGCCGAGGACGCCGCCTCGATCGGCGACATGCCGTAATAATCATTGGACGGATTGAACAGCGCCATATGCAGGATCGGCCGCACCCCATCCTCCGGCGACTGCCGGAACCGCACCGCCGACCCGTTCGCCGTATACTCATAAGCCTCCGGCCAACCATCTGCCCCCGGCACGATCTTCATCCGGTCGGGCCGCAGCACGTGCAGCTCGCGGGGGCCGCCATCGCCGACGCTGACAGCTTCCATATAGGCATTGCCGGCAATCAGCAGATAGCCGTACCAGTCCTCGAGCAGGTCCGGCCCGCACGCCGCAGCGTTCGGGTGCGCGAGGAGGGCAAGCAGCGGATGCTCGTCGATCTCGGCGCGGCCTTCGAAGAGGCGCAAGGGG